GTATGACCTAGAAGTTGGGAAGACGCAGGGTATATGCCCTACGTGTTCTCACACTAGGAAACCTGAAAATAGGAAGGCTAAATGTGCTTCTTATGATTGGGAACGTGGTCTTGGCACCTGTCATAACTGTAACACTAGTTTTCAACTACATACATACCAACGTAAAGGTGCTAGTGAAAAAGTTTATGCTCGACCACAAGTTGAGTTTAAACCTACTAGCACAAAAGTTGAAGAGTGGTTTGAAACAAGAGGCATAACAAAACAAACCTTGGCTGACCTACGCGTAGGTGAAGGCCAAGAGTTTATGCCACAGACAGGTAGATCTGAGAATACTATTCAATTTAACTATTACATGGGCGATCAACTCATAAACGTTAAATACCGTGATGGCCGTAAGAATTTTAAACTGTACAAAGGTGCAGAGAAAATATTTTACAACATCAACAGTATTATCGGTTATGACGCTTGTGTCATAGTTGAAGGTGAGATGGACGTGCTTGCAATGCACGAAGCGGGAGTTAAAAACGTTATATCAGTACCTAACGGTGCTACGTTAAACTCAAACAATCTCGATTATTTAGATAATTGCATAGACTATTTTGATGACAAAGAAAAAGTTATATTAGCTGTTGATGCTGATGAAGCTGGCCAAGCATTGAGACAAGAATTTATTCGTCGTCTTGGCGCTGAGGTTTGTTATCTAGTCGACTTCGATGATTGTAAAGACGCAAACGATTATTTAGTTAAGTACGGAAAGTCCGCGCTTAGAAATGTTATT